GAGTAGAGGCTCAGGTAACTGTGGACTGGCGAGACGCTGTATGGAACTACGCATTTGAGGTGCAGAAAAACGTAGACAGCGGGGCAAGAGATAAGCCAACATTGGCAGAGATGCTTCAAGAGCTTCCGGTTAGGTAGTTTTTGGTTGATAATTCTTTACGCCAGGTAAATAACAAATGCTAACAAAAGAAAAGTTCATAACGGTTGCGGCTGGGATCATAACGACTATTTTTGTCTCTTCAATGCTTGCGCTGTTTGGTGTTTTATTTTCTTTAAATTCAGGGGTTGCGGTTAATCAGGCATTGCTTGAAACGCAACTTAAAAGGGCGCAAGAGTCGGATTCGTCTCTAAAAATAAACTCTGAAAGACTTAATAAAATAGAGGTTTCCCTGGCCGTTATTGCCTCTCAATTCAAGAATTCACAAGTGGCGCAGAAGTAATGGACAAATACGACGATATTATTATACGCGCTGCACAAAAATGGCTACCGGAAGATTACGACTGGCGGCTATTTAAAGCGCAGCTATTCCAAGAGTCCAGCCTTAACCCAATTGCAGTATCACCATCGGGCGCTGTGGGCATTGCACAGATAATGCCAGCGACTTGGGCGCAGTGGTCGGTCAAAGCCGGACACGAAGGAAAATCGCCAACAAATGAAACGGCAAGCATAGAAACGGGTGCGTGTTATTTAGGAATGCTCATTCAGAAATGGCACTGGCCTAGGCCGACTATCGATAGACAATGCCTAGCGCTTGCGAGCTACAATGCTGGATTTGGCAATATCTTAAAAGCCCAAAAGATAGCGGGCGGTGTTTCTGGCTATAAAGAAATCATTGGCTCGCTTTGCGAGGTGACAGGCCCAAAAAGCTGCTATGAAACTACCAACTACGCCAGGTCAATATTTAACCACTATTTAGATTACGTTATGTAATGCCTGTTAAGTCTACCAGCGCTCTTGTAAGCAACAAGCTGTATACCCTTGGCGAGTCTGTTGTTATGCCATACCATAACGACGTGGGCATTGTCAGGGAGTTTGCCGCGCTATTCTATAACGTCAGATACATTGACGGCCGGTGGTGGCTTGAAATGCTGGAAGGTTTCCAGTGGAATGGGGCAAACAGGTATCCAGATTATGATTTTATCTTGATACCCAGCGCAAAGCATGATGTGAACTGCTGGCTAATTGAGCATGGAATAATCCCGCAAGAGAGCAACGACTTGATCGACCTAGAGCTAAGGCTTGACGTACAAGAGAGCAGAACAAAAATACCGTTTACAAAAGGCGGTTTTATCCCTAGAAAAATGCGCGGCTGGATTATTGGGCGAGCCACAAACTTACACAATGCCAAGAAAAAAGAAGGCGTTATAGAACATCAATTTATGTACAGGAGAATAGAATTATGAAATATTTTTTATTTGTGGCTTTGCTTATGACGGGTTGCGCCACAAGCGACAAAGGCTTGCTCGAAACCCTAGAATTTGATTGCGACGAATACGGCACAATCAAAGCCGTTGGAGAAATAAGCGTTGGCACAATACCTTTCTTTTCAAGCAAGGTTCATGTTGATTATGAGAAGTCAAAGGACTCGGGCGACTGCGCTAACGGGAAAACCAATTAAAGGTTCTCCTTATAATAAGACTCCTTAAAACGCTTATTCCAGTATAAATGCAGCCGATCCAGAAATTGGTTTCCGCATCCGGCGGGGCGTAACCGGCCAGCGGAAAAACAAAAAAGTTGGCAACAAAGTTAATGGAGAATCCAATAAATACATTTGTCCACGCCTCGCCAACAGACTGCCAAGGTGATTGGCCGTACTTAGGTGCTTTGACGAATGCGCCGTAAAGCGTTGTAGATAGCATTAGCGCGATACCGCACAGACCCCAAAATACTAAAGCGCTCATAGGTTATCTGCAATAGAATAGTGCTTGGGTGATTTGTCCTTGTGGCTTTCTTTGATTTTGGCGACCATTGGCGAATACTTCTCAACCATCTTGATATAAGCGCCATCAAACATTCTATCATCATTCATGTTGCCTTGCTCGCTTGCCTCAACTAAGATGGCAATGCAAGCCAGCGCATGGGCCAAGTGAGGAAGCCCACTGTCTGGATCTGTGTTTTCTCCCTCAAACCATTTGTTCATATGGCGGCGGCAGGCATCATAATAAATACTTGCGCGAACTCCCACTGCCCTAAAATTAGATCTTCCATATTTGCTTGCGCCATCGAGCAGCGCAAGAGATCAGAGCAAGGTTGCTGTCTCGGGCCACAAATGAAAGGGTATCTTATCGCATCCCACAAAATCCTTGGGGTTTGTTTTTTTCATTCTATACACTCCTTTTCCATTTGCGAATGTGGTCATACCCATTCCCCCGCATTAAGTATTTCAATTAACTTCTGTTTTTGTGCGGCTCTAGCAGCGTCCCAAGCAGCGTCACTAGCAGCGTCCCTAGCAGCGTCCCAAGCAACGGCACTGGCAGCGTCACTAGCAGCGTCCCTAGCAGCGGCTCTAGCAGCGTCCCTAGCAGCGTCCCTAGCAGCGTCACTAGCAGTATACCAAGTAGCGGCTAACTCCTCGTCCGTTGCCAGGCCATCGGAGTGACGCCAAGCCACACCCAAAGCCGCAACACTACGATCATCGGTCATTAAGTGCTCAAATTGCCTAGCGCACCAAACGGCGTATTTTCGCCATAGGTTGTTGTGCTCAGGCAGACACCGCATTGCCCATAACGCATCATCGAAATTGTTTGTCTCAATAATGTCGGTCAGCGGGAACCGTGCCTCCATGTCTGGCCCTTTAGCTGCTAAAACCGTTCGCCATCCGTCAGGACATGGTGATTGTGCGCGGATTTCGGCTAGTGATATTGTGATCATGATTGACACTCCTTATCAAAATTTTCATTATAATCCGGCCAGCCGTAGTCGCCGCCGGTTTGGTTGAACAATTCTACCATTTCGCAGTAGATTTTGCTTTGTTCGTCTGGTGGTTCTGCTGAGAAAAGAATAATAAAGAAAACAAAAACGACAAACAATAGTGAAAAAAAGACCGATAACTTCATAATAAAACCCTCCTTTGGGCGTTGGTTAAAAGTTATTCACCCAAACAGGTATTTGCGCGGGTTTTTACCCAGATAATTGCCTCGCCAACAGTCGTGCATCCGGCTAGTCTTACATCGTTTCCACCGCTAGCAAGCCAAAACTTACCATCGAGCGAGCGGTATCCTGTCTCAATGTCGCGAAAGCCAAATCCTGTCATTCTGTCAACGACAGTCAGGCTTCCTAACTCACTGTGGAAAGCAAAATTTTCATCATCATCAATCCCTTGATACTCAGGCTTGTGAAAAAGATCACTGGAGAATTGAGTCTCCGCTGTGACGCCTTTGTATACTGGCTTTCCTTCCTCGTTTATATATTGCTCCATCATTATTTTTCCTTGGTTAATTGTTCAGCTATCCGTCGATTCCGGTTAGTTCAGCTATTTCCATTTTGGAAACAACCACTTGGGGCTGGTTTACTAGTGCGGCAGGTCTTTTGTTTCGGGTATTACCGCCGCGAGTTTTTCAGCAAAATCAACAGCCAGTAAGGTTTCAACACGGTCGAGTTTACCTTTCCAGTATTGACGCGCCTCTGCAAAGCTGAACGTGTGACAACCGCCGACGAACTTAATCTCGCCGTTTATCACAGCCAGCACGTGCCTATATCCAGACTGTACGCCAAGGTCACGTGCGTATGTGCACCCGTCTCCGAGCTTTACCCCGTCTCCGAGCCTTACCCAGTTTCCGAGCTTTACCCCGTCTCCGAGCGTTACCCCGTCTCCGAGCCTTACCCAGTTTCCGAGCCTTACCCAGTTTCCGAGCTTTACTTCGTTTCCGAGCTTTACCCCGTCTCCGAGCGTTACCCCGTCTCCGAGCCTTACCCAGTTTCCGAGCTTTACTTCGTTTCCGAGCTTTACCCCGTCTCCGAGCTTTACCCCGTCTCCGAGCCTTACCCAGTTTCCGAGCTTTACTTTGTTTCCGAGCTTTACTTCGTTTCCGAGCTTTACCCAGTTTCCGAGCTTTACTTTGTTTCCGAGCCCGCAGAAATCCGTGCCGGTCGAGATGCTCCAGCCCTTTTCATCTACGGGCCAGCTTTTCACTACATCGCTTATATTAATCATGATCTTGTTCCCTGTTTGCCGGCCCGCTTGACTGCAGACCATGTGTGTACAATACACCTATTTTCGCACAATGCAAACATTTTAATGTTTAACAGGGAAAAACTCTATTATCAGTATGGAGGAAGCGGCCGTGCAGCTTGGAAGATTCTCGGCAATGATAAAGGCGGCGCGACGGTTCACGGCTTGCGACTGGAACTGTATGCCGTCAATCCAGATGTTGAAATATTTCACCTCTTAGCCCGCCAAGACCTGCCGAACTTGTGTAGCAGCGTTCTTTTGCCATTGGCATAGGTAACAACGTCAGTATGCAACCAAGAACTAAGGCCTTCCGCATATTCAAGATCTAAACGTGAATTTGTGCCAGCCCTGTAATGCCCGCCCTCAATAGCAGGGCTGTGGCCATGCCCTGTGTTGCATTTTACCCCAATGTCCTTGTAGGCGTTGATAGAGCCTCGTGCGCCGTTGACGCCTTTATCCCCGTGGAATGAGTTTTCTATGCCTGCAATCATTAGCGAATCGCTACGTTTCAAGAATCGCATTCCGTCGAACTCCAAGTGATCCCTTGCTAATAGCTCAAGAGGATTAGGAATCTTTGCTGATGTCTCACCCATTACCACGCCAGATAATACCCGCGCCATCATTGTGTGATAGAAGAGGGCGTTCTCTGGATCTAAATTAGGTTCGCCACGCTCCAACCAAGTGAGCAAGTGCTCATTGTGGTTTGAACCAACAATAAAGAATTCAGTATCAGCACAAAGCCAGCCTTTTGTTTTCTCAAAAGTCCGTAAAACTTCTTTCTCCACGTTGTTCTTGCCGCTTTTGTGCTTGGCGTAATTAATAAACACTCGGTTCTTGTGATGATGTGATCCAGAATAGCCATCAAACCAATCGTGAAGCACTACTTTTTCAGGCTTTAGGACTTTTACAATGCAGTCCTTATCTAAAAACGTGATCCTTTCGCAATCTGGATCTATAAACTCTGTGTGAATATCGCCAAGCGTCAATCCTGCGGCCCTTGGGGCTTTCTTTTTACCCGTTGGCGTGTACTCATAATCCAGATCGATAAAACTGCCATCCTCCATGGCGGCAATTTGTCTTGTGTGATAAGTGTCGCCCTCTAATTCAACTACCGTTGCGCCAATAATATGATGAAAATCACCTTTGGCCCCTGCTTTTGTATCTGAATAATTCGATTTAGTGATTGCGCCGGTTGTCATTAAGAGTTTTGGAAGCTCGTGTTGCGGGGTCGCCACAGCTTTTAGCTGCACCTTTGGATGTCCGAATATTCCAGACATCCCGCCAGTAATGGATTCAAGGCCAGAAAGCGGCTGGGTGGCCGTTGGCTGGGTCTTAATGTCGCCCATTATCAAAATATTACTATTCAACACCTTGCGATGGTTCATTAAATAAGGGGAAACTTCGTCGGCCCAATACTCTTTGGATCTCTTGGAAATTGCGCCTTCACCTACGTTTGTCGGGTTTCGATATCTGCCCGGTATAACAACTAGCATGGCGTTTCTATGCCTGCAGTAGTGCTTTATTGACGCAAGAAATTCGGTATCCACGGCGGTGGCGTTTTGTGCCCATGTGACAACGTATGTCGGCACCCTGTGCGATAGCTTTTTATCCACCTTGTTGGAGTTTTTAGCAGAAACCTCTTTGTCCGGCTCAATTATTGGTTTTGGCTCATACCCGGCGGCCTTTGCTTTTTTCATAACACGACCAACGGCTCTGACAACATTGGAATGCGAAACGCCGAGGAAAGCGGCCGCGGATCTAGCGCCGCCTTGACTTATCCACGCCTCAACGGATCGCTTTTCGACTTCCGTTGGGCTTCCTAGTTTTAAAATCTTATAGTCAGGGATTATTGGATTTGACATTTCATTTCCTTTTTTTGTTTGCTGTGAGCCTAATCATTTCATCTTTAAGCCTTGGCTGGATATAGCTAGGCGCTTTTTCTATTTCGGTTAATCGTTTGCTTTTTTCCATTCTTAAAATTGCTATTGATTTTTTGTGTATTGGAAAGGCGGAAGCGCTTAACACCGCGTCGCTTGGGCGCGGTTGTTGCCCGTTTAAATATGCTGTTATTTGTTCGGATGCACGGACCATTGTAAAAACGCCTCCCATGCAGCTTCCCATCCTAGCGCTAAACAAGCAAATGCACCAGCTTGTTGGGCCGCTAACAAGTATTCTATTTGACCCGGTTGCCAAACGCTTTTTGTGTGATCTTGGCGCTTAAGCTCACAAACGAACGTTCTAGAACCGGGTATTATAATATCACTAGAACCGGGTGTCATGCCTTCCGCTTTGTGGCGGTCGGTTTGGCGTATGTCACGCTTACCCTCGTTTCTTGGGTGGATAGCTATTTTTCCGTAGGTCTCAGGATACTCGCGCCGCAATTTATTAAAGAAGGTCATTTGTTCCGCGCCCTCGGTTGGGCACGGTCCACGAAACGACACGCTGCCGAATACTTTTATGTCGTTATGGAGCTTCATCTTTAGGCCTATCATAATCATAAATTCGATAAAATCCGGTTTCCGCGTCCTTCTTATAGGTAACGGTTAGCGGGACTCTGTCGCCATAATTGGTCGATTCGTTATACATTGCAAGGTCTTTGGCTTTTGGTCCGCAAGAATAACCGGGCATTAACCAAACAGAAAACTTGCGGTAAGGTGTAACAATATCGATCCTAATTGTCTCGTTCCCCTTTGCCGATACGCTGGAAAAGCTAGACATTGAGATGATTTCGTCGGTTTGAATCATGGCGGCGTTGCGCTTTAATGCTTTGAACTCAATCCTTAGCTTTTCGTTAGGATCTATTATCTCGCCTTTACAATGGGAGCAATAACGCGCAGCAATGTCGTTGTCGCCGTCACAGTGCGGACACGCCTTAAACGTCCATCGATAGTCACATTGCCTATATTCTCCGGCAACAAGCGCTAGGCCTAAGCAGCGGCGACCGTGGTGGGCTGGCATTGGCCCCATATCAGTTTCGATTGGTAATCCTTCCATGTCTATAAAATACCCGTTTTCATTTATCGGGAATTTCTCAGGGTTGCGTCTTGCTGAAAACTCATTCAGGGTTTTACATTCGGGGCACTTGGTTTCTAGTATTGCCTTTTCGCTGCTTATAAAACCGGCCTTTATTTTTGGGTTAAACACATCCCCATCTGGGCAGTGGCGCTCGATGTTTTCGGCATAGTCAAGAATCAAACAATCGGTCTTGCCCTCTCTTATTCTTAGCCCGCGCCCAATGATTTGTTGCAGCAAAGCGACAGATTCAGTCGCTCGAAGTATGGCTATAACATCAACATGATCCGCGTCAAATCCACGAGTTAAGACGCCAACATTGACCATGTATTTTATTTCTTGGCGCTTGAATGATGCGATTATCTCTTTTCGCTTTGCCTTTGCTGTCTTTGCCGTGAGTATTGCTGATATCTCGGGCGGCAGGCTGGCGTATACTTCCTCCGCATGCTGAACAGTGGCGGCAAAAAACATAACGCCGTTTTTGTCCTTGCTTTGGTTTATAACGTCGCCAACGATAGCGGCTGTTTTTCTGCCATGGCCGTGGTATGCGCGGTCAACGTCCTCGCTTTTAAATTTGCCATTACCATTTAGCGACATAGCCAACGTATCGTAATGGCCGGAATTTATCTCACCAATAACGGGTGGCGTCAACCAGCCTTTATCAATTAAAAAAGGAGCGGCCACGGTGTAAACTTTCTTTGTGAAATAAGGGTCCGCGCAGCTTGACTCAGGCATTGACTTGCCTTTTTCGTCAATGGCGTAGATGTAACCCGTTTTTAGTCTATAAGGAGTAGCACTAAACCCGATCACTCTTACTTGTGGGTTTAGCTCTCTTACTTTTTCAATTATGTGCTGAATTGTTGGTGTAATTTCGTGGCATTCGTCAACAATAATAGCAGCAATATCACCACCAAAACGGCTGATCCTGTTTTTAACCGTACCAGGCGTTCCAAATATAATTGGATGGCGCATTGATACAGGTCCAGTAGACGCGCTAAACAAGCTTGCTGGGTTCCCTGTAAGCAGATACTTTTCATAGTTCTGTTCGACAAGCTCCGCGCTCGGCTGGAGACACAGAACCCGCTTGCCTTTGCTCATTTTGTGTATCTCATTAGCCAGCGCTGCAATATTATGGCTCTTACCAGCTCCGGTTGCGGCCTCCGCAACACATGCCGCAAGGGTTTGTTTTATATGACCCATGATCGCGCTGTGCATGGCTTGTTGATAGTCTCTTAACCCTGCCACTTGTCGCGTTCCTTTTTGTCAATACTTTCTTCTTCAAGCCCGGCGTCATTGCAATCAACGCAAAGGCTCATATCAGCTCCCGCTCTCTCGTCTTCAAACAATAGCTGCCCGCACTCGTCACATATAAACATTAACTTAACCTCCAATAGCTAGACGGCTTGCCACGAAACTTGTCCATATAAGCGCTGGTAAGGTTTGGGCGCAAGCGCTTGACCATTTTGGCATAGCTGACGGCGCCGGCCCTCTCAACATTGGTCAATAATCTATCACCAATAATACTGTTGCGCCCATCTGTCATTGCCACAAGCTCGGCCATTGCCTGCGCTTTGCGCTCTGTTGCCAGCGCAATTGCTTCGCCTAGATCATCAATTTCAGAAACCAATAGCAAGGCCTCTTTTTTGTTGATGGTCGGGCGCTTTGGCTCTAAATGGATATTGTTGTCTTTTTCTTTTAAGAACCTGGTGTGAAAGGCTTTAAGGATTGGTAGGTTCTGGGTGAGCCACCATCCATCTCTGGGCACAGTTTGAAGGTCTGTGCCGCTAGGCGTCCATTGATAAAAATCAACAATATCCCTGCCGACGCAAAGCATTTCAATTTGTACTTGGGCGTAATAATAAGGAAGGTCTTTTATTAAATCCTTAAATTCTGGATTTTCTTTGTTACGAATACCAAAAGGACATTTTATCTCAATCAGGCCATCTTCCCCAATCAACCCATCCGGAGACGCGCCAAGCCAGTCCTCATATTCAAAAAAGCCGCATTCCGTAACGGTGTTTCCTGTCTCCAACTCATAATCAAACTGGGCGGTTGCTTCGTTATGCGTGCCCCATTCTGTCGCTACGTTTGAAATAAATTCTTTTTCAGCGCCGTGGCAATCTCTAACCATTGTTCTCATGGCGTCTTCCGGTGTTTGCCACGGATTAAGGCCAAGTATTGCGCCCGCCACAGAACCTGTGATTCTGCCCTTGCGGGCCTCGAACCATTCTTTGCTTCTTTGCTTTGCTTGAACTTCGCTCATTGTGTTTTTCCTTTTAAAAAACGCCCGGCCGAAACCGGGCAAACTATGCAGGGGTTGTTAGATCAGAAGGGGATATCATCGTCAAAATCCGTATCCGCTACTGGCGCAGGTTTAGGCGCCGCCTTCTTAGCAGCATTCATGCCGCTGCCCGTCGCGCCTTTTTTATTGCTACGAGGAGACACAGAGCTAACCCAATTTCCGGTCATTTCTTGGCCGTCGTCGTTCTCCATTTTCCATAGCTGCAACATTAACACCATAGGCTTGTTACAAAGGTTTTGGGTCAACGAGATGTCGTCCGGGCGCTCACCGGCCTTGGCAAGTTTGCCGCCCGCGTTAGCGTCAATGGCGGCAAGCATTCTCTTTGCTTTGTCTGCTTTTTTAGAATCCTCAGACTCAACGCGGATCTTTTGAAAGACCTTGCGGCCCTTGTATTCCTCGGGGCCAAGAACGGTCCAGCGCGCCTTGATGTATTCGTCAGGGTCGCCGTACTCGCTAGAATCCCAGCTTACTTCATCAATCGCAGCAAGTACCTGAGTTTTGGCTGGAATTGGCTCGATATCGCCGCCGCCGCCGTCAAACTCGCCGGTTGTTGTTGCGGCGCTTTCGCCGTCGGATGTATCCCAAAAGTTTTCTTGTGACATAATTTTGCTTCCTGTTTTGTTGGTTGGTGGTTTGGTTTGTAGCTGGGTTAATCTTGCTTGCTCATGTCCTCCGTAAACCGGGCAAGAATTCCGCTGGCATCTTCATGCCTGTAATCCTTCCCATTGTCAATGGCATGGCAAGCATCCGCATAAGCCCAACCAAGGGCATTTAACTCTCTGTGCGCTATCAGCTGCTCAATCTCATTTAATACGCACTCATCAATAACTACCCCGTCCTTAAATGCCCTCAGTAGTGCCCGCATTTTCTCTTTAGACCATTTTTGTGACATAAATTTGCTTCCTGTTTTATTAAGTGGTTGGTGGTTTTTACTTAGCCGCTTTCTTTGTTGGCGGCGCGGTCAGCGATGGTACAAGATCGATAAGAGGATTAACACCTTCCTCGACTTCAAGATCCTCTGTTATTCCGTATCTGTTTTTTGATACGTTGGCGGCAGTGCTATAAGAAACCAGCACACGAGTGCCGTCGCTGATTGCTTTTTTGCGCTCGCCTTCGTTTCCGATTACGTGCGTTTCCAGCTTCAAGAATCCAACTAGGTCAACGTCATCGACATAGTATGGAACGGACTTCTTGTTTAAGCGCAAACTGTAGCGGGTGTAAGGCTCCGCGTCCGGCAACTCCATTGTCTCAGTGTCCGCATGGGCAATAAACACAATGTGCATGCCCTTCTTGGTGTTAAGAACGCCGCAAGCCTTCCTAACAGAGCTGTGCAATGCCGCCACAGCGCTTAAGCCCGCGCCGTAACCACCAAGAGCCTGATTAATAGACTTGGGTTTCTTGGGGTCATTTGCAACAATATGTTCGACAAACATTCTATCGAGCGCTGTTACTGAATCGATAACAACAGTCTGATAATCGTGATCCTCTCTAATCAATTGCATTAATTGACCCTTTAGATCCTCGACAGCATCAACACCGGACAACATAGGGAATGCGTCCGGCCTAGTTGCCTCGGGGATAGACTGTAGTCCGTCCTCGGCTCTTATTACAATCGGGTTAGGGAAACTACAAGCAAGAACCGTTTTTCCCATTCCTGAATCGCCGCACACTGTACCTACTAGCGCGCGGTTTGCTGGTTTTGTTACGCCTTCTAATGCCATGATTTATCACTCCTTATTTGTGATTGATTTGTTGTAACTGTTGCCAACGATACAGAGTGCATGTACTATTGTCAACACTTTAATGTTACAAACCAAAAACGAGGATTAGAAAAATGCCAGAAATCAGACCGATGGCCTTAACACAACTCAGCGAAAAGCTTGCGTCTGTAAAGCTTAAGACGCTGGCAACAAAGACCGGCTTGCACTATAACACTCTGCGAAAAATCAGGGACGACCCGGACGCAAACCCAACGCTTAATGTAATGAATACGCTCTCGGAACATTTCAGAAAAGGATAGCTTGATGATGCTTTACAGGGATTTTTTGGAATCAGGATATAAGATTTTCGGTCTTTATGGCGCAACAAAGAGAGGCTGCAATTGTGGATGGGAGGATTGCGCGGCGTTGTTCAAACATCCTGTTGCTGCAAACTGGCAGCACACGCCGGATTGGTCGGAGGACCAGCTAGAAGTCATGGAGCTAACAGGCCAGCTTACTACCGGCTATGGCGTTTTAGTGCATGGCCTGCTTGTTGTCGATGTTGATTCCAAGAATGGCGGCGTCCCTTCTTATGAAAAGCTATTGCAAAAAATACCGTCGCTTGCGGGCGCTGGAATGATAGTCAACACAGGATCCGGAAAAGGGTCTAAACATCTTTATTTTAAAGCGCCGACAATGGCGCTTCGACAAACCCACGAGGACTACCCCGGCATTGATTTTAAATCCTCAGGCTATGTTGTTGGGCCAGGGTCAATGCACGCTAGTGGTAATAAATATGAGTGTGTATTGGGCGGGCCAGATGAAATAGAGTCCGCGCCACAAGAATTACTGGACCTATTAGAAAAGCCAGAAATACACCGCGCAGAATACAACGGCGAACAGGTGGACATTTCAGACGCAGATATTGGTGATATGCTAAAGCATATAGTTAATGACGACCTTGATTATGAGATATTTATAAGAATTGGAATGGCCGTTCACAGCGCCACCAGCGGAAGCGGGTTTTATCTTTGGGACACATGGGCATCCGAGTCCACGAAATATAACAAGCGCATTATGGACATGAAATGGCAGAGCTTTGGCAAGTCTGCCAACCCGGTAACGCTTGGAACCCTGATTCATCATGCCGAGGCAGGGGGCTGGACAGAATCAGTGGAATTTGTTTCCGGCATTGAATGGGATGTACCAGAGGATGCGCCGCAAGACGAAACCGGCTTACCCTTTTCAGTCGATGGCGTTGATTTGTTGCGCCCTCCAGGGTTTGTTGGCGATGTTGTTGCATGGATTAATTCCCAGTGCAGATACCCGCGCGAGGATCTGGCGGTTGCTGGCGGGTTATTTTCTATGGGCAATGTTTGCGGGCTGCGTTATACCGACGACATTGACGATGTGACAGCAAACCTGTTTGTTTTTTGTGTTGCCGGATCAGGCACGGGTAAAGAGGCAATAAGCCAGTCGGTTGCAGAGGTCCATCGGGCTGCAGGTATTCACCGCGCCAGTCATGGGCCTATCAAATCTGAACAGGAGATTGTTAGAAACTTAATCAAGAACCAAGCGGCATTCCACGACGTTGACGAGTTTGGTTATTTTCTCCAGCGCATAAACAACGCAAGAAAGCATGGCGGAGCATCTTATTTGGATGGCGTTATTGCGGCCCTTATGTCGGCTTACTCAAAAGCTAACGGTTATATGTTGCTAACAGGCGACACCAAGGACGACGTTCGCAAGGCGCTGTCAATGGAGCTTAAGCAATGCCAAAAAGCAGTAGGAGAAAACGACGATCCAAGTGGCCAGCTTGCGGCGAGAATACCGAACCTTGAGCGAGCGCTTGGGCATATCGATAATGGTTTAGAGAAACCTTTTATATCTTTGATGGGCTTGACCACGCCCGAAACCTTTAATGGGTTGATTACAAGAGAACAGGCAACCAATGGATTTATCGGCCGGTCTTTGTTTATTAACCAGCTAGACACAAACCCGCGCATTAAAAAGAAATTTAAGAAACCGCCAATGAGCTTTGGCATGCAACAAACAATCGCGGGCTTATATAGCGGCGGTAATTTTGACGCGAACCAAACAAGGGTTGAATATTACAGCGAGCGGATAAAGGTGAGCACCGACAAAGAAGCAAGGGCAATGCTGGAAAAGGTATCTGACTGGATCTGGAATTAT